GCAAGAAGCTTTAATGAGGCAGCAATCGAGAGCAGTAATATCCCCATCGCACCCATAGTCAGCGCCATCTTAGGCAACTTCGTAAGCGGGCCTTCCATCTGTTCTGAGATGAGAGCAATCAGCATCACTGTGACAAGCAATGCCGTCATCATTCCGCTTAACGCGAACTCTGCTCTTTTCAGATCCTCAGGCTTGATAGACGCAATCTCTTTAAGCGAGTTTCCAATTGCCGTGATCATCAATCCGATTGACAGCATCATAGCTGCAAACGGAAGGCCGTTCTTGCCAAACAACCCTGCGAACGTGGTGATAGTAAGCATCAAGCCGATAACCGGAAGTAACTTGAGCATCGACTCGTAGATCTTCCTGAAGTCTTCATCCGCGAGATCTTTAATTACTCCGACGAAGAGTTTTATTGAAATGGCCATAAGGCCCATTCCGGCTGCTCCAGAGAACGAAACACCACTCAAAGATCGTGCGATTAACGCCATCTCAAGCGCAATTGCCCCAAGCATTCCAATAGCGTTCCACACTTTATTAGGATCTTCTGCTTTAGAAAGCTCAAGAACCTGCTGTGTTACGTTCTTTATTGCTATTACAAATATCAGGAAACCGGCCATCGACTTCCAATCGATAGCGTCTTGTCCTATTTTGATTCTATCTAGCAACCATAGAACACCAAGCATAGCCGCAAGGATTCCAGCCAGCTTTGCAAGGCCATCGAAATAGGCATTCATGTCCATTCCGATCATAATGTTCATCGCTGATGCAATAGCAAGGAACATGAAACCGAACGCAGCCATAATACCAGCCGCTAAAAGAACGCCTTTGGTATTGGCCGTGTTCGAGAACAACATTATGTCGTTGATCACCTTGCCAATAATGACAAGGAGCGTGCTTATTGCTGCCCACGCCCATCCAAGCTTTTCTGTACTTACCTTTTCTGCAAGTATGTACAGGGCAGCTGTCAGAGCGGCAATGAGTGCAATAATTGACCAAATCAATGTCGAGATCGCATGGATTTTAATTGTGGTTTTAATGGACCCAATGATCCCACTAATTCCCTGTGCGATTCCATTACACGATTTGATGAATTTTCCGATATGGCCGCTAAGGTTACCCACCTGTATTACCAAGTAGATAAGTGCACCGAAACCAGCAGCGGCAAATATCTTTCTAAAGTCGATCTTAGCAAGTACAGACTTAATGGCATCTACGCCATCACCAATCACCTTGCCAATACCCATGAAGAATTCCCTCACAGGATCGACGATTACAAGCTTATCGAGACCAAATATCTCTTTCAGTTCCTTAAACTTGTCCTTAATTACCTGAATCAAATTGCTCAATGAAAAGTCGACATCGAACAAGGACGTAAATACGCCTTTGAACAGGTTTGCATTCTTGAATAGCTCAAGCTTCTCCTTGAAACCATCGATACTGGTGGCACCAGCTATCAAGTTTACAAAGAACTGCTTAATCCCGTCCTTAAGATTAAATATCTTCGCGTCCCATTTTTTGTCGACGAAATCTTTGAAGAATGTCGCGACCGTTCCGAGACCTTTCGATACAGTATCAAGGGCGGGCCCTGCAAAACCAGAAACGGCCTTACCAACAGCTTTAAGAATTGACCAGAAAATATCGAACGCACTAGCAAGAATCGAAATAACACTAGAAAAAGTGTTAGTTTTCTTAGTTGCCTTATCGGTTACGTTTACAAACTGGTTGCTTAGGTCTACTACAGGTTTAATGCTGGCATTAATCCCCCTAAAACCAGTTGCGAAATTCGTAACTTTGTTCTCGACGTCCTTATTAAACATCGATTTAACGCTGTTAGAAAGCTGTGTAAACCAATCAACAATAGTCTTGAAATTTCTATTCTTGAACTGGTCCAATACTTTTCCGACAGCTTCGAACGCCGGTCCAAAGGTTGTTGAAATAAAATCTGCGATCTGCTTTAGATGCGTGTAGAAGAAATCGGTATTTATTAGCCAGTCTTTAAGTCTTACGATGGCGTCACCAATGCTTCCAGTAATTCCGAGGAATCCGTCACCAATCTTTCCGAGTGGATTGATAAGTTCGGATCCAACTCGCACGATCGCCTGAAACAGATTAACTACAATCTGGTATACCGCAATAACCCCTCTAAACGTGCTAACAAGATTATCGAACGTCGTATACACCCGATCAATGTGTCTAGCTACATGTTTTGCGGATTCCGACAATGTTTCGTTTTCTTCGGTCAGCCCCATTGCCGCTTTCGAGGCTTTAATCTGCTCATCAGTGTATCTAAATGAGCTACCGAGAAGCTCATTAACCTGGTTCTGAACTTCTTCGTAACAATATCCGAGTTCTTTAAGCTGCTTGATTCTAGTTTCTCCGTTTCCGAATTCGCCAGATATAACTCTCTTGGCCATTTCGGAAATGGATTCGAGAACTTTAGCGGTCTGCTGCCCGGCATCATTTGCTTTCTTAATTCCTTCGGCAAGCTTGCCAAGTCCCTCTCTCGCTGGCTTTGTAGCCTCTTCAATTTTATCAAAAGCTTTCAAAGCTATTTTGGTGAGATGTTCAAACCTAAGAGAGAGTTTGTTTAAGAACTTCGCCATTCCGCTCTCGTCGTCAAATATCGGAAACAACTGCAGAAATGCCTTGCGAATTGTTTCAACGATCTTGATAACTACATTCATCAAATTGATGAGGGCTTTTCGGAACACTGCGGCTCCGCCAAGAGCACGCCACATTCCAAGGATCTCATTACGAGTGTTTCCAGAAACTACAAACAACTCATAAAGCTGCTCAACAATAGTTCCGTAGAACTCTTTAGCTTCTTCGTAGTTGCCGAAGACCATTTCCCAGGTCTTTGACCAACCCTGAGCGACAGTGCCTTTTACGTACTCAACGGCGTCTCCCCAGGTCTTAGTTTCCTGACCTGCAAGGAATGCTTTAAGTGAATACTGATCCAGCTGATCGCCGAGATCGTCAACGGCATCGGTAATCATGTCATAGTTGTCTTTAACCGCGTACAACTGATCACTAGCTACAGAGAAGTTCTGAGCCATCTTCTTGATGACGTCTTTGTTTACCCACTTCTCCTGAAGCGTCTCGCCGAATGTGGCAAGAGTTACTTCGCTACCCTTGGCTGTTCTATAAACGCCATCGAGACCTTTCTTGAGTTCTCCAAGTTCTTCGGCAGCCTTAATACAGCCATCGATAAACGCCTGAGACTGGAATCCGGCAGTCTTGAGATAAGAATTCCAGATGCCAAGACTCAAATATCCCGAGCCAATTGCTCTCTGGAAACCAAGGAAGCCATGACTCGCGTTCTCTGCATTGACACCGGAAATAGCTGCTGCGTTTGCAAGACCAATAATTGTGTTTGTGGCATCCTCAAGCTCGATACCAGCTGCCGAGAAACTACCCAGTGTCGATACCATTGCATCGAACTGATATGAGGTTTCATCAGTGAACCACCCGATCTTCTCAAGCGCGGCTTCTACCTTCGGCATCGTGTTGTCAGCCGAAGAGTTTAAAATTTTCTGAACAGATTCAACCTTCTGTTCATACTTGTTCCAACCAGACATAACTGGGTCGATCGTAAACGACTTAATGAGCCGTTCGCCAGTAGCCATTGCCTGGTTAGTGATTCTCTGAAGGGCTGTAATGCCCACTATTTCAAGCGCCGAAAGCTTCTGCGTGACCACGGAAATTCCATTTTGAAGTGGATTGAAGTTTACCTTGCTAGCCGCATTGTCCAGTGCGGAGAAACTCTTTGTAGCCCCCTCTAAATCGAGGCTCTTCTTAAGCTTATCCAAACTGTCGATGCTTTCTTTGACTCCGCTTTCGAATTGCTTGTTATTAAATTGCATTTCGACAATGCGTTCATCAACATTTCTAGCCATTACCGGTCACCTCCTTCCAAGCGCGTTCGGCGATGTCATCAAACGTTCCTTTAATCGCCGGATTAATAAAATCGACGCCCTCTACATAACCGCCAGTACCGGTAGCGTGCCCGTACTGGATGAGGACGGCGATAGGTATTCCTTTATTAACGTGGGAGTTACGCCAATAGATCCCGTAACCATTCTTCTTTTTGACGATCTCATAACTCCAGGAGTCAGCGGTTTTACCACTGTCTTTTGGTGTAGCTTTTCGAAGGGCTTCGACTCCTTGCTGGCCATAACGCTCAAGGATCCCCTGCACGTCGAGTTTCTCAGCTCGTCTGAAAAAGGACTCAGTCTTCTTAAAGCTTCCTCTGTGTACGAACTTAATCATCCTTTTGTTCCTAATGCTTTTCTTCTAGCGGCATTCAATTTCGCGTTCTCTCTGTAAATGTCGCCCTTAGGCATGTTTTTCTTTGGCTTGTTCTCTTCTGCCGCAATGTCAAGTAATGCAAACAGTCTTGAGATGTGCCACTTTTCACACGAGAACGGAATGTTGTACGCAGACATCCAAAAATATATCTTCTCACTCTCGATGGTCTTCCTCGCTCCGCCCTTCTTCTCCACAATCTTGTGAGCGCTGAGATTGTCCTGAATATAATCAGCAATTCTCTTTCGCTCCGAGTGCGGAATGAACTTATATATGGCTGGATCTACGTTCTGAGTAATTGTCATACATTGGATGTAACTAAGCATTTCTTCTTCGTTAAGGTTATGGTTGGGGTCTAGGAACGGTTTTTTCCATTTCGACTCCCATTTTGAAATAGAGAGAAGAGAATGTTCGATCTTAATCACTTGACCCTTTGTATAAACGAATTCTTCTTTGTCAGCATCCCAATACTCGGATCTAGGAATAACGACTTCCATACTCTTCCCTCCAGTTATTGTCAGTTTTAGTTATTGACTTTTTCCTTAATCTTTTTGATCTCATCCTGGTTGATCTGCTCTGCGATCTTAGCCGGGATAATGCCTGTGATGAACTCGATGGCTGCATCTGCATTGCCAGTAAGTTCAACAAAGAGCTCGGAATAAGCTTCAGTCTGCTTGAACGCGTCCAGAACTTCCTGGTTCTTAATGAACCGCTTTCCATCATCGGACTTAACACCATAAGACATGTCGATGATGTCCTGGAAGATCTGTGCGATCTCGCTAGTTTCACGAGTGTTGATGAGACGCTCGAGTTTCGCCTGCAGTGTTCCGTTGTTGGCGAGCTGAATCTTAATCAGCTCTGCTTTACTGAGATTAAAGTAAAAGTCTTCTGTCTGTTCTACATCGTTGTAGTCTGTGTAAGTAATTGTCTTCTTATACATGTTCAGTTCTCCTTTTATTCAAAAAATTAAAAGGGATGGCCAGCCGAACTGAATACCATCCCTAAGAATTCAATTAGCCACCAACAGGGGCAACATATCCGAGGGTTGAAGCAACTTCATCCGGAAGCGGAAGATACGGATCGGTTCCTTCTGTTGAGCCTTCGGCGTCAGTTCCGAAGAGCTTAGCTTCAAGAGCCTTAAGCTTCGCCTTATCTGTCTCGCTTGTGAACTTCGTGGAGTCGATCTCCAGATAAGAAGTCGGCTTGAATCCTGTGAAGTTTACAGGGTTTGTCGAGAACTCCCAGCTGAAGGTGATCGCTTCAGGGGAATCGTTCTTGGTTGCATAGCTACGCTGAGAAGGCGAGCAAGTTGCACCATAAACCAGGTGAAGCATATAGCCATGGTTATCGAGCTCGGTATCGTTACCGATAAGAGTACGATAAGCAAGACCGAAAGCCTTACGCGGCTGCTGACCAGCACGGAAGCCTGCTACTACTGTAGCGGAGCCATCGCACTCAGCGAATTCATCCGGGTATGTGTAAGCTTCGATCGTTCCGCCGAATTCTTCAGCAGCACGAAGGGAGACATACTTAATGTTGTCAGCCCAGAGCTTTGTTTCATCAGCTCCAGAAGGAGACTGTGTAACGCCAGTAATACCGTTCCAAGCTACACCCTCCGGATAAGCACCATTAGCACCAACCGGATAAAGGACGCAGTGATCTACGCCAGTTTCAAACAGATGAGATCCAAGCTCATCCCAAACGATTTTAGACATTAAAAATCCTCCATTTTGAATTTTTCTTAGTAATACAAAGAAAACTGCCAGTGATT